ATTATATTGCTAAATAGTATAAAAAGGCGTATGGAGTTCCCAGAACTTAAAGAACTGGCTATGGAAGAATATGCAGATTGGGAGCCAGATGCTTTTATAGTTGAAAAGAAAAGTGCGGGCACTGCACTTTATCAAGAAATGAGGCGTATGGGATTACCAGTACAGGAGTATACACCACACAGAGGATCAGGTGATAAACTAGCCAGATTAAATTCTGTGTCTGATATAGTAGCGTCAGGATTGTGTTGGGTTCCAGAAACAAGGTGGGCGGAAGAAGTTATAGAAGAGATTGCAGGATTTCCATTTATGAGTCATGATGACTTGGTTGACTCTACTGTTATGGCACTAATGCGATTTAGACAAGGTGGTTTTATAAGACTACCTAGTGACGAACCAGAGGAGACTCAATACTTTAAACGTAGAGGAAGTGGATATTACTAATGGCAGTAGAAAAAGCATTAAGTCCTGGCCCTGTAGGTATAGAAGAAGAAGCTAAAGCAGCAGAGGCTTTGGAGATAGAAATTGTAAATCCTGAGATGGTCACGTTAGATGATGGTAGCGTGGAAGTCACCATTGTCCCAGGAGGTGACACAGGAAAAGGTGGATTTAATGCAAATATTGCTGAAGAGATGGAAGATGATGCACTATCAATTTTAGCTGATGATATAATTGATATGGTAGAAGGAGATCTTAACAGTCGTAAAGACTGGGCAGATTCTTATGTTAAAGGATTAGAAGTTTTAGGGTTTAAGTACGAAGAACGCACAGAGCCTTGGGAAGGCGCATGTGGTGTATATTCTACAGTATTAGCAGAAGCGGCTATAAGGTTTCAAGCTGAAACTATGAGTGAAACATTCCCTGCCGCAGGACCTGTTAAAACAAAGCTGCTTGGCGAGGAAACAAAAGAGAAAGATGAAGCAGCAGCTCGTGTAAAATCAGATATGAATTATGAGCTCACAGAGAACATGGTTGAGTATCGTCCTGAACATGAACGCCTCCTTTATAGTTTAGGTCTAGCAGGTTCTGCCTTCAAAAAAGTTTATTATGATCCAAACATAGGACGACAAGTTGCCCTGTATATACCTGCCGAGGATGTGATAGTACCTTATGGGGCTTCACACGTAGAGACAGCAGAACGTGTTACTCACGTGATGAGAAAAACAAAGAACGAATTAAAGAAATTACAGGCAAACGGGTTTTACAAAGAAATAGATTTAGGTGAGCCACAGGCATATCACACAGATATAGAAGAACGCAAAGCTGAAGAGGGTGGATACTCTCTTACTAATGACGACAGATACAGTATATACGAAGTGCATGCGGATCTCGTTATAGAAGGTATAGATGATTCTGAAGAAGAGATAGCTAAACCTTATGTCGTAACAATAGAAAGAGGTTCTAATGAAGTATTAGCCATTCGCAGGAATTGGAATCCCACCGATAAACTCAAACTGAAAAGACAGCACTTTGTGCACTATGTGTATGTCCCAGGATTTGGTTTTTATGGGTTGGGTCTTATCCACATTATAGGTGGATATGCTCGTGCGGGTACATCCTTAATACGTCAGCTCGTAGATGCAGGTACATTGTCCAATCTCCCTGGAGGTCTTAAATCTCGTGGGTTGCGTATTAAGGGTGACGATACACCAATAGAGCCTGGGGAGTTCAAAGATGTTGATGTGCCGTCAGGTAGTATACGTGACAATATCATGCCGTTACCATACAAAGAACCAAGTCAAACATTACTAGCTCTACTTAATCAAATTACTACAGAAGGCCGAAGGCTTGGGGCAATTAGCGATATGAACATATCAGATATGTCAGCTAATGCTCCAGTTGGCACGACGCTGGCACTCCTTGAGCGGACTCTGAAGCCGATGGCTGCAGTACAAGCTCGCGTTCATTATGCTATGAAACAAGAGTTTAAGCTTCTCAAGACTCTTCTAGCAGAATACGCGCCAGCCGAGTATTCGTATCAACCACAACGAGGTGAGGTTGGTGCTAGACAAGCTGATTATGGACTAGTAGAGGTCATACCTGTCAGCGATCCTAACAGTTCTACTATGGCACAAAGAGTTGTACAGTATCAGGCTGTGCTGCAAATGGCTACATCTGCACCACAGATATATGATCTGCCGCAACTACATAGACAGATGATAGAAGTGTTGGGAGTTAAAAACGCAGATAAACTTGTTCCTATAAAAGAAGACATGAAGCCTGCAGATCCAGTGAGCGAAAACATGAATGCACTTATTGGCACACCTATAAAAGCGTTTATTTATCAAGATCACGATGCTCACATACAGGCGCACACAGCGTTTATGCAAGATCCTGCAGTTATGCAAATGATAGGGCAGAATCCACAAGCAAATCAGATAATGGCTTCATTACAAGCACATATAGCAGAACATTTAGGATTTAATTATCGTAAACAAATGGAAGAGCGTCTGGGTGTACCATTACCACCACCTAATGAAGAAATGAACGAGGATGTAGAAGTACAATTATCCAGAGTCATAGCTGAAGCAGGCAAGCAGTTAACACAAGCTCATCAGCAACAGGCCGCACAACAAGCAGCACAACAGAAAGCACAAGATCCTGTTGTACAAATGCAACAGGCAGAGCTTGAATTAAAAGCACAAGAAGTTCAACGTAAATCTAAGAAAGACAGTGCAGACATAAAACTTAGACAGGCAGAGTTACAACTAAAAGCAGCTAAAGATAAAGAACAATTAAAACTAGATAAAGGTGAGCTTTTGATAGATGCTAAAAAAGAGGGTATTAAATTAGATATAGATAGAAAAAATAAAGAAGATAAGAATAATATAGAAATACTTAAAAACATGAAGTAAAGGACAATTATGGCTAAAACCGTCTTTGACGTGCTTATACAACAAATAGAAGAACAGAAGTTATCTTCAATGCAATTTCTTACATCAGGGGGTCCAAAGGACTACGCCCAATATAAGGAAGTTACTGGCTTGATACGGGGTCTCGAGGTTAGTAAACAATTAATAGAAGACCTCTCGCGTAACCAAATGGAAAGTGATGATGACTGAACCAGCAATAGATCAGCCAGTGCTAACTGATAAAGAAATAGATGCACAACTCCCTAAACCTGTAGGATATCGTGTTTTAGTAGCACTACCCCAACAAAAAGATACATATGAGGGTAGTAACATACTAAAAACAGACACAGCTAAAAGACACGATCATATAATGTCTATAATGGGGTTAGTTATGGATATGGGCGAACAAGCTTATGCGGATAAAGATAGATTTCCGACAGGAGCTTGGTGTAAGCAAGGGGACTATGTAATGTTCCGTGCTAATACAGGTACAAGATTTACAGTCAATGGATTAGAGTATCGTTTGATGAACGACGATTCTATAGAAGCTGTTATAGCTGATCCAACTGGTATTCAAAGAGTTATGTAGGGAGTAAAAAATGGCATTTGAAAAAGTAGAATATAAATTTCCTGATGAACAGGAAAATAAAAAAATAGATGTAGAATCGTCTAGCGCAGTAGAGATAGACATATCTGGAAAGGCAACAAAAGATGAATATGCAAAAACTGAAGACAAAGTTGAAAATACAAAAAATACTAACGCAAGTGAAATTGACATTGAAGTTGTGGACGATACGCCAAAAGCTGACAGAGGTCGTAAGCCGTCTGAGCCGCCTGCTGATGTCACCGAAGCCGAACTCGAAGAGTACTCCGACAAAGTCAAAAATAGAATCAAACACTTCAGTAAAGGCTACCACGACGAAAGGCGTGAAAAAGAAAAAGCAATACGTGAAGCGCAAGAACTCGAAAAGATAACAAAACAGCTTGTTGAAGAGAACAAAAAATTAAAAGATACTACTGTTAAAAATCAAACAGCTATGCTCGAGCAAGCTAAGAAAGCAGCAGAAAAAGAGTTAATAAGTGCTAAAGCAGCTTATAAAGTTGCTTATGAATCTGGTGAAGCAGATGCTGTTGTGGAAGCGCAAGAAAACATAACAGCTGCTAAGATTAAATCAGATAGGCTAAATAATTTCAAACTTCCTACTTTACAAGAGAATGAAACTCCTGTAGAAACAAAAGGAGAGACCACTACAACCCCTGCGCCAGTGGTCGATGCCCGAGCAACAGAATGGGCGAAAGCCAATACGTGGTTCGGAACTGACGACGAGATGACAAGTTATGTTCTTGGGTTGCATAGCAAACTCGTAAAAACACACGGGCAGGCATACCCTCAAACAAATGCCGATGAATACTACGAGATTATTGACACTCGTATGCGGAAACTGTTCCCAGAGAATTTTGAGGACAGTGAAACAGAAGTAGAGACTGAGACTGAAAAGCCGAAGTTAAATAATGTGGTTGCACCCGCAACGCGGAGCACAGCACCTAAGAAGGTAAGATTAACGCAAACACAAGTAACTCTCGCTAAACGACTTGGAGTCCCACTTGATTTATACGCCAAGAAGGTTGCAGAAGAAATGAGGAATAAATAATGGCTGAAAATAGAATTAATCGTGAACAAACTGTACGTGAAACTACTACTCGAAAACAAGCTTGGAGAAGGCCAGAAACATTACCCTCTCCAAAACAAGAAGCAGGATACACATATCGTTGGATACGAACAAATACTCAAGGTCAAGTCGATGCCACTAATGTTTCCTCAAAACTACGTGAAGGTTGGGAACCTGTAAAAGCATCTGATCATCCAGAAATTACTTTAGTAACTATCGAGAATGAAAAATTCAAAGATAATATTGTAATAGGAGGATTAATGCTGTGTAAGGCTCCGATTGAACTCAAGAACGAAAGGACTGCGTTTTTTAAACAACAGACCGATAATCAAATGAGATCAGTGGATAACAACCTCATGCGAGAGAACGACCCTCGTATGCCTCTCTTTAATGATAGGAAGACGAAGGTTACTTTTGGAAAAGGTAATTAATTTTTAACAGGAGACCAAAGCTATGGCTTATCCAAATCTTGATGCCCCTTACGGGCTAGTGCCCGTTGGTTTGATTGGTGGTCGTCACTATGCAGGTGCTACTAGACAAATGAAGATAGCTAGCAATTATGGCACAGCTATCGGAAAAGGTGATTTAGTAAAACGTGTAAATGACGGAACAATCGAGCGAGACGGAAGTACAACTGCTTTTCCAGCCACTGGAACACTAGGTGTTTTCATGGGTTGCAGTTTTACAGATCCAAATACAGGACAATTAACATTTAGAAACCAATATCCTGGTAGTATTGTTGCTAGTGATATTAGTGCATTTGTTGTTGACGATCCTGATATTATCTTGAAAGCAGCTATCTGCTCTTCAGGTACAACAATGGCAACATTGGGACGAACCGCTATTGGTAATAAGGCTTCAATTATTAGTAATACATTAAATACTACTAATGGAAGATCTAAATTAGCTATTAATAACTCTGTTGCTACTACTTCAACACTACCATTTCAGATCATTGATGTGGTTGACAGCACAGCAACGGGATCAGATACATTCCAAGAAGTGCTTGTTATCTACAGCACACATACTGA